AGGTTACGCCCTGCACCGACGCGATACATACAGATGACCTGATACTCGATCATGCTCCGAGCCTCAACCAGTGACCATCAATCAAAGTCTCGGCGAACATGACACTCTTTGATCGGGCCTGAATGAAAATCCCGTCTATGGTCAGATACTCACATTCGCTTCCAGCGGTACGGAGAGCGAAGACATGGATGTAGTGCCGATGTTGAGGTTCTCCAGCTTGGAAAAGGATTCGAATCGGGCGGACAGGTTGCATCCATTCGGAGATCGGGCGGTCGTCGGGGTTCATTGGGCTTCTTCTTTCGTTTGAAGGGACTTGAAATGTTTGATAGCTGCACTCGGAGGTGCGAGCTGTGAGATTGGCAAGATATAGCAGTCCTGCGAGAAATAGCGTCCACTGGTGATCTCGCTACCATCTTCGAAGTAACGCATCATGGAATCGCCTTCACGGCGAAAGGTTGCCATCCTGAAGAACTTGTCCCATGAGCATCCACCAAGAAGCCAGACGGCCTCAGGTATGCCGGCGACATATTGCAGATGAGCGAAGAAGAAGAAATCGGACTTTTCGGTCTCCTTACTGCATGAGGCAAAATTGACGCGATAGAAGGGTTTTGGTTCGTAGTTGTTCTTCTGAACCTTGACCTCAATCGTGTGACCTGAATGAAGCTGTATATCGCTCTTATTGTTTTCGTGCTTGTACGCGAGAAGATCGTTGTTCCAACAGTAATCAATCACAGCGACTTCACCAATCGCTCCGAGAAATAGATTCTCGTCCTTGAATGTTGATCGCTTTCTCATACTGTTCGGATTAATTTGATCGATCAGTTCATTCGCTTCAAAGATGAGACGCTCCGTGACCTGAACTCGGATCATCAGAAAGCATCCCCTTCAGTCATCTTCTTCGCTTTCAGATCGGCAACCAAGGACTCAAACTCAAGTCGCCCACTGGGAACCTCGCCGGCATAACCGAGAGCCTTCAGGAGTCTCCTCTGACCATCTGAAGCCATCCAAACTTTCGCGGGCTTCTGCTCCATGTGACGGTTTACGACTTCTTCATAGGAGGCCATCTTCGGGAATGACATCATGAGCCCAGCCAAGCGACCGAGACAACTAGTGGAAGCGTTCATTTGCTCTGAATCGCGAGTGAACGAGTTTTTGCCCGGAAACGGCTCAAAACAGGTCGCTTGACATGGGATCAGATCGTCAGGAGTTCGCCAAGCCTGCATCGTGACACTGATGAAAGTCTTGTCACCAATCGTCACGATCTCTGGGCGATGCTCCTTGATACGAAGCTCAGGCCACTTCGCCAAGAGTGCAGCGAAGCGCGTCGGGACATCGACATAGTCACTCAGATCCATAGCGTTCAGCCTCCTCGAATCTTTTGATCGTTGAGGTCATTGATCCGAAAGGATCGCTGTCGGGCTTGTAGAAGCCGATGAGCTCGTCATAAAGATCGGAGGCCATTCCTTGCCAGAACCAAATGCGATTGAGGCGTACTTTCAAACGAAGCTCAAGATCTGCGATGTGCTTCTCTTGCTCTCTGATTGTCTGAACCATACCGTCGGGGTCGTTCATTGGATAATCCTTCCTAGTGGGATAATCCGACACTACATGATGGGTCTGTCAGAGATGAGCATTGCTCGTCTCTGATTTTCCGATGTGCCTCCCCAAATGCCCGGCAAGCTACGCGCTTCAAACTGGAGCGCATAATTCAAGCAGTCTGAGATCACTGGACACTCCTGACATACAGCGACAGCTTGACGAAGATCATGCCAAGCGTTCGGGCCTTGCTCAGGGAAGAACCAGTCGACAGGTAACTCGCGACAAGCTGCGTCGGCTTGCCAGTCTGGGCGGATCAACATGGCAGGCTCCAAGGTTGCCAGCCACACTTTCCAGCTTCTTCGCGACTGTTCCACAGTAAGAACGCAAAGCGAAGATTCGAGGAAGGGACAGCCATGTCATCCAATGTCCAGCCCATCTCCGAGAGCCATTCCTCGTGGATCTGATTGATCTGCGTCAAGCCGTAATCGTGACCATTGAACCATTCGGAGTCCGCCGAGATTGCCATACAGCGCGATTCCTTCCACATGACTTGACCGAGCCTCTGCAGAACATGAGTCTCATTGGGCCAGCCCATCTCTACGGCGAGCGGTAGCCATTCCTGACACTTAGTGTCGGGATCTATCTGGGCGAGCTGTGGGAGCGTTGTAGCGGTCTCTGCGGGCTCGTCGTAGATGGTCGCGTTCTCTTCTGCGATCTGTTGCACTATTGCAGCTTCACGGTCGGCTTCTTGCTCTGGTGTCAATGGCATGATCTGCACAGTCCGAGGAACAAAGACAGTCTCATCGGGGGACGATTCACCTCCCGATCCGAAGATGATCACAAGACTGAAATAGCCTGCTGCGCTGAACGCTAGGAACTTGAAAGGGTGCATATTGTGCCTCCAGTGTCGGGGCTCAGCTGGTGCTGTGCTCTCTTGGCTCAGTCAGTTGACCGAATCTGAGCGGAGATGTCAAGTCACTTTGAGAAGATGCGTGTGAACGCTTCCTCGACAAGTTTCGGATTATCTGCCATCAATGGTGAGATCTCAACATGAATCCAGTCCGCTCCGGGTGTGCCACCATTGCGTGAGATCGTCCACTTGAGCCAGTTGTCCCGTGAGCATCGGTAGCCAGCTCCCCACTTGTCAGTCGGGAACGGTACGCCTGACCCATCGTAGGAATGGATCTCTTCTATGTTCAGATCGTCGCGATGATCATAGAGAAACTCTACGAGAGCTTTCCGTTGAGCCTTAGTACCTTTGAGATCTACCGCTCGCCAAGTCGCGTGGACGGACAGCTGTGGCCCTGAACGCATCGCACGATTCGCATAGATCCCAATGTTCTTTACGCCGAATAAGTAGACGACAAACTCCACGAACCTCCGAGTGCCGGCGCGTGCTTGTGGATGGTTGCCGTCTGTGTTCCCTGTATAGGGTCGGACTGTCATCAGGGCTCTTCGCTCAAGATGACTAGAGCGTGACTGCCAGTCGCGGTGATGCCGTAGAGCGTCTGACCGTTACGGACGAAGATTGGTGTGATGACAGCGTTGGTGAGTTTGAGTCCTGTGGTGCTGGTGACATCTGATGCGCCGACGAAGATGTCGTTCGCTGATGGTCGGAGGTAGATCGTCTGTGATTCTGCTTGTGCATCGTAAAGCAGTGTCGCTGTGGTGGTGACGGTGGTGGAGTTTGATTTCATTTCGGTTCCTTCTTTCGAATGATTGGTTCGACTGGTTTATTAGTGAGGGCAGCCATCCCGTTACCGACCGAGTAACCGACGATCATGGTGATGATTGGGAGGCCTTGGTCTTGATCTATTGAACCAACGGCGATCAGTACGGTCATACAGATCAGGCCGACTAATGCGATGAGAGCCTTGCTGGGATTGAAAGTCATCACGCGAGCCCAATATCTTCGACAAGGATGAAAGCGGGATAGGTAGAGTCCCGTTGCAAGGTTGGCGAACCAGTAGTCACATTTGCGGAGGCAGTACCGACGACCGTCTTGCTTCCTGCTGACGCATAGGTGATCACATCGATCACGCAAACATTACCTGTCATCATGAGAGCTGCGGAAGTCTGGAGTCGCCCATACTGGATCGTCGCACCTGCAGCGTTTGTCTCTTTAATTGAAATGTTCACCAAGGCCGAAACGGCTGACGGCGTTTGCACCTGAGGTTCGTAGTAGGTGATTCGATAGTAACGATTAGCTACTGCTGTAAATGTGGCAGTCATACCAGTAGCGATCACATCGCTTGTAGTCAATGTGTAGTTCGCTGTTGACTGGGCGTAAGCCATCACCCCACGAGGGAACTGGTTACATTCGGTAGCGGTCAGGACTTGACCAGCTGTGAAGTCGTCGTTCGGTGATATCGCCATGATTTACGCGGCCTTGTAAATGATGTCCCACCACAGGAGATCCGAGGTAGTCCAAGTCATCGGGACAGTCGTGGCGATTGAAGTGTTCGCGAGATAAGTTCCCGAAACATCAAACACTTGCAAGAACATCACATTCGGAAAACCGACAGCTGGTTGAGCGGTCCCGATGAAACTGCCCGGAGCGGAAACATCGCGGATTCCGACCGTACCAGTGAACGATGAGAGAGCTGCGCTGTAAGTGGAGTCAGCAGTAACTGGAAGGCTGACTTGAACTCCTGCAGTGTTCACTGAGGTAGTCGATCCCCAAGTGAGACGACCGAAGTAGTGAACGAAGTCGTTCACTCTGCACCATGCAGCGGTCGCGGTCCCGTCGCCGATGGTGATTCCAGTGGGGAATGTTGGTGTGACCGTCGTGTATTTACCAAGGATCGTGTTCCCGATCGCGACTTTTGTTTCAAGTGCCTCGACTGCATCATTGATGTCGGCATGTTGTAACGCGTGCGACGGTGAAGTCAGCAAACTGGTCGTTAATGGATTGGTAAATGTGTCTAGTAATGTGGGGAATGTAGAAGCCATAGTTTTGACCTTTCGGGTTTGTGGGGTGCTAATAGGTTAATTATGCGGCCCTGTAGTAGAGGTTCCATTGGATTTTGTCGTCAACTGCCCAAGTGAACGGCACAGTGGCAGACAAGGCGGCACTGGTTACATAGGTTCCGCTAGCCGTTTGGACTCTCAAGGTTATTGAAGTGGCAGTACCGTTATAAAGTGTTCCACCGTCGAATCTTCCAGATGTTGAAGTGTCAAACAAATTGACAAAACCGTAAACCGAGTTGATCACTCTCATACCTGCGTTTAATTGCACAGGTATATCGACATCAATATTGCCAGTCACTGCTGAGGTTGAACCCAAAGTAAAAACGCCGTAAACATGAACAAAATCGTTTACTCGACAATATGCGCCACTGCCGACACCATCGCCAATAGTAACGCCAGACGAAAATGATGGTGTGTAAGAAATGTATGAACCGAGGACCGTGTTTCCGATAGCGACTTTCGCTTCGAGTGCCTCAACTGCATCGTTCAGATCCGAGTGTGACAGTGAGTGCGACGGTGATGTCAATAATTGCGTCGCTGTTGGATTGGTGAAGTTGTCTAGTGATGTAGGGAATGTAGAAGCCATAGTTTTGACCTTTCTTTAATTGTTGTTGTAGATGTATCCGACAGCGTCGTATTCAATCTGGTAGTCATATGTGACCGACTCGTAGGAATACGAGGTGTAGTCCGCTAACACTATGAGAGGGTTTGATCCAGCTGCAGAGATCGCATACAGGGCTTGACCGTTACGAACGAAGATTTGGTTCACGACAGACTGTGTCAATAGCAGTCCGTTTGAAGTGGTGACATCGGAGCCGCCGATATAGATGTTTGTCGCGGCTGGGTTAAGATAGATCGGCATGGATTGCAATTTGGGAGCCCAGATGAGAAGCGGTGTCTGCGCTATTGTCAGTTGCGTTGTAATCATTTTCTACCAGCCCAATCTTCCAGCAGTGTCGTCTGCGTTCGTGTCGTTATAGACCCATCCTGCGTCATCATATGTGATTTCAGGCTGATTGTATACGATGCTCCCTCCGCCCAAAGTCCCGAGAGTTGCACTGTTGAGCACAAAGAACTGGTAATAGTTCAGCGGACTAAAATAGAGGTCATAGGATGTCTGATCTGGAGTCGCATTTATTGTCCAGCCTTCTAGAACAACTTGGAGCGTAATGTCCGAAGTTGCGCCCGGTACTCGATACGCGAGGGTGAAGGAAATGTTCGGGAATGTTGTCAGGAATGACGAGTAGGCCGTTGAGTTTTGCGCTCGATCTGTGAAGCCTATTTTGAACCTGAGGCTGACAGGGTCTGAGAAAGTGTTGACGATCCAATCGGCGTTACCTTGTGCCTGTGTCGTCGTATAGTCAACGGTGGAACTACTGAAGAAGGTCGCACCGTACGAAGTGACTGAGGCAGTGTTTGATCGTGTTTGGGCCGCTAAACCTTGAGGCTCAATGGTGGCAGTGTTGATGAAGGATGTGCCGTTTTGGATGCGTTCAAAGTTTTGATAGGCGATGACCGAAGCGGAAGTGTTACGACCGAAGGTGAACGCTGTCACGATATTGTCATCTATGTCGTTACGCGCATACGGAAAAATGAACTGGCCTGTAAGACTGCCGTAGGCTTTTGTCCTGATAATTCCGCGCTCTGTCGCTTCCAAAATGTTCAGCTGGTTCAGGACTGTCCCTGTATATGTTTGTGCTGACGCGGTTGAGTCGCCCAGACTTGACAGGACATCGGTGACAGTAAGGTCGGCTGGTAGCGGATTGATGTTGAACTGTTCCATCTGGGCAGTCGTCGCGGCCTGAGTCAAAGAGACATCCGTAGCTTGGTAGCGACCTGTTCGTGCTAACGGATCAACACACATAATCGTTGCTGTGCTGAGACCTGTGTTGCCGGGATAATCGTTGAAAGTGATCTCTTGAACTGTGAACACATCGCGGTATCCAGTCCCTGAAGTTTCGCTAGCTGCGAACACTTTGTCATTAAAACTGAATGTGCTCGCGATCCCTGCACTGTTATTCAGCGTGAGAACGATTGAGCCTCCGCTGTAATTGTCCAAGTACTTTTCTCGGCCCTGCGTAATACTTATTGAGAGCACACTGCTCGTGAAGTCTGTTGATCCATTGAGGACGAACTGCCAAGGAGTCGTCGGCATTACATCGCTCGAGTGTTGAGAGGCACTGGGCCCGATTGACGCACATACTGTTGTAAAGCTCTGACGATACTGTTTGGGTCTCCTCCGTTGACATTGACTGTGATCGTGTTGCCACCATTACCGCCGAAGCCCATGCTTCCAAGTTTTGACAGCGGAATTACTGCCTCAGGTTCTTTTTCGCCAATGATCGCTAGCTGTGCCGAATTAACTATGCCACCTTGAGCGAGCTCAGGAATGTCAGGTACATCGAATCCCTTGCCACCAATGCCCGGAACCCAGCCGGGAACTTTGAAAGACAATTTGCCGACAGTGTTGTTCCACAGGCTTGCGATCGCATTGAACGCTGTTTTGAATGGTGCTGTGATGACATTGGCGACGAAGCTCATCGCGGCTTTGATTCCGTTGTAGATCAGGCTGAATACATTCATGATCTGATCTTTGAAAGTGACAATGAAAGCAATTGCAAGACCGAACGGGCCTGTCAGAATCGCGAGGATGAGTTTCCAGTTGTTGGTTATCCAGTCAATTACTCCACGAATAAAGCCGATGATTTGATCTTTGAATGTGATGACGAAAGCGACAGCGAGACCGAACGGGCCTGTCAGGATGACAAGTAGGAGTTGCCAATTTTCTTTTACCCAGTCGAACACTGCTTTGATCGCGGTCCATACTGCAGCGAAAGATTCGCCGACGAATCGGATGACACCGTCAAAGAGTCCGAACTCTTTCTGCAGGATGACCAAGATGGCGATGATGGCGACGACTGCCGCGACGATGAGGAAGATTGGGTTCAGGGCCATGACAGCATTGAAAGCGGCTTGGACTGCTGTGAACGCTGTAGTCAGAGCAGTCCAGACAGCCATTGCTGTATTTACAAGGACGACCGCTGCAGCGACTCCGCCGATGATCGCTCCGAGTGTGATCACCAGCTTTTGGTTCTTTTTAATCCATGCCGAGAATTGCAAGAACTTCGGAAGAAGTTTTTCGGCGAGTGGTGCGACAGCTGCACCGATGGACTCTTTAAGTTCGCCCATTTGAATCCCAAGATTCTTCATCTTGCCCTGTGTTGTGTTTGCTGCAGTGTTCGCTTGACCTTTGAAAGTTTCGCTCATCGCTGCGAATACTTCGTCGGTAGTTGCGCCACTCTTGATCAGGTCGGCGAGTGCTGGGTCTAGTTTCTTGAGCGGTCCGAGATTGCCGTTGAAAGCTTTTGAAAGAGCGTCAGAGACTGAGCCGAGATCCTTGCCAGTGCCAGCAGAGATGTCGAGTGCGAGACCGAGCAAGTCTTGAGCTTTAGTGATGTCTCCTGTGCCTCGAACAAGTTTGTCCAATGCTGGGCGAAGTTCGTCGTCGGCAACTGCTGCAGCTTGTGAAGTTTTAGTAATAAAGTCCTCAACACTTGCGATCTGTTTGTCGCTCGCTCCGGTGACATTGCCGAGTGTCGTCCCGAGTTTTTGTGCTGCAGCGTCATCTTCTGCGAACGCTTTGACAGCATCAAAAGCGACCGTCCCGATAGCTGCGAGAGCGAGGCCTGCAGGGACTGCTGCCTTCTTGATGGCGAACGCTGCCTTCTCGCCTTTGGTCTCCAGCTTCTTAAAGTCGGCGATCGCTTTGTCAATGCCGGCAGGATTCCACTCGGAGATGATCGGAAGGTTGATTGCCATTATTTGAACGCTTTCTCTGCGTCACGCATGAACTGGTCGATGATCGGCTTTAATGCTCGCTCAGCATCTGCAGCCATTGACTCAACATCTTTCCACATGAAACGCGAAGGCGATCCGATACGGTCAAGCGCGCTCGCAAAATTGGGTCGCTGATACTTTGGTTCTCGGCGTGACTTTGTTCCGCCAGCCTTGCCAGCCATGTCTGTAATCGCTACAGGTGCGCCCTTGGTGACGACACGAACGACTGCGATCTGTTCCGCTCCGTCTGTGACTGATCCCTTGCGAGGCTTGCGCGTATTCAAAGAGATCTGGACCTTCTTGACACCAGACCATCCTGTGCGCCCATTGTGAGCCATCCCGCGTAAAGGTGGCGAAGATGGCACTCGACCATTGATGGCATCCACGAGAGGCTTCGCGGCTTCCTTTGTGTCTTTCAATAATGTCCGACGCATCGCAGGATCAAGCTTCTGCATCTTCTTCAATGCGTCTTGAAGCCCGTAAGTGTCAAGTCTCGCATCTACTGCCATCATTGTCGTCGTCTCTGTTCATTGAGGATCTGGACGCAAGTCGCCAGATCATCTGTTTCGAATGTAATAGTCGGAGGCCAGAACCCAGTAGCGACAAGCAGTTCTGCTAGTTGCTTCCGGTGGCCTCCTCCGTAGGGACTGCGGAAGCAGTATCCACGACTTCAAGATCTTCTAGTTTTTTGATGAACTCGTCAAACGAGATCGGTACTGGGTGACCTTGCTGTTTACTGGCCTCGTAGGCCATGTATGCGAGATCTTCCATGCCGATTCCGTTTGACAAGTCTGAAGCTCGCCGTTTCATTTTGCGCTCCCACGAAACGATTACAAAAAGATTTGTAATCACTTCGTAGGTTTCGCCTTCGTACAGTTTCACTCTGAGAGTGAGTTTCATGTGTTCTCCTTAGTCGGGATCGGATTATTTGCTTACGGGGTGACGATGTCGCGGACGAATGATCCGCCCTTGAACACTGCCTCGACAACACTGAGCTCTCCGACGGTCGCGTTGATCGGAGTGACAGTCTCCAAAAAGCATCCTGTGAGCGTATACTCCGGATTACTCGCTGACTCGGTCGTTCCAGATGGGCTGACGACGATGGTGGAAGCGACACCGAACAAAGTGTTCAAATATGTTTCGACTTCGGTCGTTCCGTAACCTTGGAACAAAGTCAAGGTGAGCTCATTACTGAAGAGGCCTGCTGTGAAGGTTCTTGAAGTCTGGCCGAAGCTGGTGTTTTCCAAGGCCTCAGCGGTCAAAGTGAGTACCGCTGCAGAACACGACGAGGTGAGCGACATGGCGGACGGGCTGGTGACATTGACTGTCGGATTCGATAGGTAGGTAGTGGGCATTGTTTTGTCCTTTATCTGCGGCTTGAGCCGATTCTTATTGTGAGGTCATAGGCAGGTAGATCTTGTGATCCGATCTGGGCGACTGTGGGTCGTCCAGATACAACTGCGAGAGAGGAGTTCATGAGCTGATCAACGACTCCGAGTATGTAGTCCGTAGTGTCTTGGTTGCCGGGTGGCGCACCCAAGACTCGGAGATCAATCGTGATGTCCGCTGTTTGGTTATTGAACGAAGTGAAAGTAGGAAGCTCAATGAATACAGTGAGAGGTCGAGCGTTCCGAGGATCAGTGACCGGCTTGAGGCCGAGAGCTGTGATCGTCGCTGAGACAGCATCAATCGCGTCCGTGAAGATTCCTGCCATCTCATGCGACCTGCGATCTCTTGATGCCGAGAAGCTGGTTGATTCGGCCCATTGAAGCGACAGGTGCGCTGATGCTCATGTCTTGAAAACTGGAGAAGGAATCGATGCTTCCTCTTTCGCGGTACAAACTCGCAGCCATGAGCACGACTCCAGCTTTCACTGCAGCGTCGGGGACGGTCGTGAGACTGTCGTGATAGCCGGCCTGAACTCGTCGCTTGAAACTCCAAGCATTTGAGGCGTTGACTGATGAGGTCATGAAGGCTGTGTCATTGGCGGTCGCTCCGCTGATGCCGAGAAACTCGGTCAGGTCGGCGACTGTGATCCATGTGCAAGTTTGAGTCCAGACAAGCGAGCCGACAGGGTTGACTGCTTCGCGACTGATGTCGGTCCCAGCGTCTTGGAAGAGAAGCTGATTCGGGATGATGACATCGGTGTCGTAGTAATAATCACCTTGATCGTCTACACCTAGAAACAAGTAAGTCGGTACAGCAAAAACGGTTTGAGTGCCGTTGAGCTGTGTGGCGCATCCGCTGAGCGTGATTGATTGTCCGACAGCGATGTCGGTTGATTCGAGAGTCTGAACGACGGCGACATTGTCCCTCACCATTTGGTGCGTGACTGTGAATGTGGCCATCGTTCAGATCTCTCTCTTCGTCAATCGGATCAGGTCAACTTGACAAACTTGGTCGCATCAACCATCTTCTGGGCAAGGTAACCTCGGAAGGCGATGGTGCGTGACAAGGTGCTCGGCACATCGATACTGATTGCGCCCTTTTGGGCCTCTCCTACGAAGTAGCCACTCGGATCGGCGACGATCACAGTGTCAGCTGCGAAGTTACGATCCACGACAACACGCAGACCGAAAGCCATGCCTTCGAATGTGTTGACCTGAGTTGCTCCGAGTGCGTTCATCGGTCCGTAGGTGCTGAACAACGGACGGCCCGTCGTATCAACCAGCTTCGAAAGCGATCCGTACATATTTGGGCTCAAGAAAAGATGGGTGGCCTTGTTGCCGTTTGAGTTGTTCAGGATCGTCACGCAAGCGTCGGCGACATCTGAGACCCATTCTGATGGGCTGGTCGGATCGGTAAGCACTGCTGACTGGGTGACTGCAGCGAGTAACGCATCGGCGACTGCATTGTCAGTCTGGAACGCGTAGATGCGAGCCATGTCGTCGAGGAGCAAGCCGACGACTTCTGGTGAACTCCAGTCCATGTCTTGTTCGGACACGGTCGCGTAGCCACCGTAGGTGACCTTGCTGACATCAAATGCGCTCACGACAAAGGTCGCAGCGGTGAGGGTTGCGTTCTCTGCCGACTGTGCGCCGATGCTCGCATGAGTTGACACATACGGAAGGCGGAATGTGGAGCCTTGGGTCGGAATTGCTTTCGGGCCGATGGCATCGATGACCGGACGGGAGCCGACGAAGTTGTTGTAGACAGGCTGAACCAAGATCTCTGGGAGCAGGCCAGCGGAGTCACTGGTCGTCACATCTGGAGCGGCTGCGCGGATTGCTTCGCGCATTTTGTGCCATGCATCTCCACCAGCGGCAGCTGCGACGATGTATTCGGCAGCGGTCGGGATTTTTACTTCGCGACGAGCTGCGGCGTATATGGGAGCAGTGAAAACTGCGGCTTCGATTGCTTCTGACATTTCATCCTCCTCGGATGGTGTTGGGGTTGGTGTTTCTTCTTCGTCGGGTGCTTCCTCTTCAGGTGATGAGGCAGCGACTGAGTAGACCTGTGCTGATTCGTAAGCCGGAACGGTGACGACCGACAGCTCTACGAATCTAGCCTCAGAGACCTCTAGCGTTCCGTCTGAGAGGCGTTTGAACTTGGTGGGGATTGCGCCCACTGAAACGGAATCTAGAGCACCGTCGGCGAGTAGTGCGAGGGCATCATCGGCGGCTCGAGTCGCGCTCAATTTGGCGACGAAAAGTAAGCCTTCTGAAGTTGAGACTCTTTCGGTGACTCGGCCTATGACGCGCGTGTCGTCGTGAAATTCTAGGAGCTTCGGCATCGGTCCATCTTCGGGAAGTGAACCCTCAAGGAATACGACCGATTCGCCACCGCTCAGAGTCGCTTTGACATTCCAAGGGACGGCGAGGCCTGTGATCTGACGCGATGGTTCACCTTCGGCTGATGCGTCCAGTGTGATCTGTTGAGCTGTGAGTCGAATCATGAGTTCATGTCCTGTGGTGTGCGTGAGGATGCTGGTTCTTCCACACTGATCTCGGTG